TTTTTCCCTGGCACTGACGCTATGATATTTAGCCACAGTCTTGACCAGACAATTCGCCACATGCGATTCTTGAATGATATGATTGAAAGCATACCAATGCTTGCAGTTATGAAGAAAAAAGACACATGGGCAAAAACATATTTTGGATTCAGCAATGGTTCTCGTATCAGTGCAAAATCCGTTGGTGGCGGTGTTCGTGGTGCTCACCCAGATATTATTCTATGTGACGATATTCTATGGGGAACAACAGATACTGAATTAAAGCGTGTAGCATCTTGGTTCTATGAAGTTCTAGTTCCGTGTCTCCACCACACATCAAAACTGATGATTGTCGGAACACCGTTCACACCGACTGACCTATACACTGAACTTGAAGAGAAACCAGGATACAGAGTGGAAACATACCCCGCAATCAATGCTCAAGGAGAACCACTGTGGCCAGAACGATGGGATTTGGAAGCGTTAGATGCACGACGAGCAGATATGCCAGCAGTCGCATTTACCCGTGAATATCTATGTGAACCAATTGACGATGCATCCAGTTTATTCCCATCCACTGTTCTTGCGCCATGTGAATCTCGCAATCATATATTGGCCAACAGGAGACTGACTGAAAAAGAAGGCGGAATGCATGATGACCAGTATTTCATTGGATGGGACCCCGCCATTTCATCTGAGCGAGCGGCTGACTATACGGTTATGACTGTATTGCGTCAACCGTCGGCTCAACCCAATATAGTGGAGATAGTACACATCACCAGACGAAAGGGTATGGATTTCCGTACCCAAATTATGGAGATTCAAAGACTGAATAACAAGTTCAGTCCTGAAGTCATTGAACTTGAAGCCAACCATTTTCAACGCGTGTTCGCAACAGAACTACGAGCCAATACCGATTTACCGATTAAAACATTCATTTCATCTAAAACCAAAAGAGAATCATTGCTGATGGGATTAGTGTTGAAGTTTGAACGAGAACAAGTGGTGCTACCAATGGGCGATGAATACTCTCGCAATTTGATGGCAGAACTGAAACAAGAATTATTGTTATTCGGTATGTCAAGGAAAGGTAAATTAGAAAGCATTGGCCGACATGACGATATGGTAATATCTCTTGCGCTAGCACATTGGGGCACGACGGAGTTCAAAGACCGGATTGTTGATTTAGATGATATTGCTGATATGTTCCCCGAAACAATACTAGGAATGTGATATTATGTGGGGCAGTTTATTATTGGGCGATGAATATGATATACCGTTTGACACAACAGGTTTAGACCTGAATGTATTGAGCATATGCAATCAATTATCGCAGCACCCAATGATGAAATCAACACCTGCACAACAAGGACAATCCATCATGGGCGCACCTGAAACAAGTGAAAATACTGATACAGGCAGTGAAGGGGATGGTAGTTTAACACCATCACCACCTCAATTAGACACACCAGACAATCAGCAAACCGATGATAAGAAAGTAAAGGATATGGCTCAAAAATTGGGAGGCAATCAATCTGCAACCCAACCCAACCCTGCAGCGTCACCATTGGCTAAATCAGTCGGGTGGTTTGATACTTTTGGCAAAAGCGCTGAATCTATTGTCAAAGACTTACGACATGCGCGCAGAACCAATAAAATGGTGAAAAGTGAAATTGATGACCTCATCAATGCAGTTCGTTTGATGAAACAACATGAAGTCAATGAAACATTGAAATCTGTGTCATGGACACATAATTATACAGATACAATCAAATCTATGGGATTGAATGACCGTGATTTGAAATCACTATACACATACGGAGATACTCGTAAGTCAGCATTAGTGAGAGCGTGTTTGGCATGGGAGGATGCAAATGCACGAATTGACAACTTGATTGAAAATGGCAATGATTGGACTTCATTGGAAAAACAATCATGGGTTCAGGCTCACGATGACAAAGATGCTGCTAAAAAATCATGGTCTAGCGCATTACATGTATTGGACTCATTGAATAAATCTGAAATGTCATGGCTATCAATGGCTGCGAATCAGTTAGAACACAACGGACAAATGGATGCCAGAACAATGGTAGCCAATCTTGTTGCATCAGGTCATTCGGTAAAGAAAATGACACCTGCCAAATTAAGTGGTTTGATGAAATCATACGGTAGTGAAGTGGGCATCATTAAAGGTGTCACTAGAAATCAATGGATGATTCAAAAACAAAATGGCGAATTGATAATCAAAGACCCCTGGGCTTATGCAGCAGGTTTCATTGACGCTGACGGATATATTACCATTACAAAACGAGGTGAACCCCGTGTTGGTTTGGTGGCTACTGGTGAGAGAGGTCGTGTTCATTGTGAACAACTACACAAAACACTTGGATGTGGCATATTACAATTGGATTTGAAAGTGTATAAAACCAGCGTTAATAAGTCACAACATCGGCTACAATTTTATTCAAAAAAAGATGTGAGAGAAGTACTAAAAGGCATCATGCCGCACTTACGACTTAAGAAAAACCAAGCCGAATCTGTGCTTGAGTTCATAGATGTTCCGAGCAAAGGAATGATTGCCAAACAAAGACGAAGACAATTGACAAAATTGGTCAAGTGGGATAACTGGTCAGACAAGAAAGGTGATGAACTACTGTCAGACTGGGGGATTCAAGCGGAGGCCGTTGAAGCATGGCGCGACCCCACTTTAATGCGTTTAGCAATACAAGCAGAACAATTGGAGGCAATACTATGAATGAAGCAACAAATTACGCCTGGACTTTCTTAAAAAACGATGGTTCATTTTACATGGATGATGACGGTGCGCCGCTGAAAGAACAAAATATGCAGCAAAGCGTGGATAGGTTAAACAACACACAAACCACAGGTGGTCAACCACAACAATCTCAATCTCCGAATAGTCCTACACCTCCTGAACAAGAAGAATCTAAACCGTTGTATGACCAAAAGCAACAGTTAGCAACCGCACATTTTTTGATGGATGATGTGAACTCCATTGCACAGAAGTTAATGAATGCACAACACGCAATGGGAACTATACAAGACCAAGGTGGAGATTGGGAACGGCTCATGTATGATATTCAACGGATTAAACAGATTCTTGAAGAAGCACTCACAGGCGATGGAGCAAGGCCTAGTGGGGGCTTGTGAACATGGCTGAAAATGGCCGAATCCAACGATTCTTAACTTCGCTTTCAAAACCATTCACTCGTAGGGAAACCCCTGCGCCAACAATGCCGCTATGGAAAAGCGGTATCCAAGAACCAGTTCTTGTTCAAGGTATTACCATCCCTGCGTTATTCGCAGTGTGTCAAGAATCAATTATTCTCCGAACAACAATCAACACATTAGTCCAAGAGATATTCCGTCGCGGTCTGTACTGGGAAAAGAAGTTTCAAAAGAAGTGCCGTGAATGCGATGAAGAATACCAACATGCAGTTGATACATGTCAATTGTGTAATGGTGAATTGCGTGATGTGGATAATGACGAAATTGTATATCCAAAGTGGTTGTTTGACCAACGCAATGATATGGACCAACAACCAATGGATGTATTGCGTGAAATTGAGTTTGATTTGAATATCGTTGATGACGGTTTTCTCATTCTCCAAAAAGAATACTATTTAGATAAAGAAACTGGTGACATTGAGTTCACCCGTTTGAAACAAATAGTGAGAGGCGACCCAACATTCATCCGAATGGTTGCTGACAAGCGTGGTGTTCGTGGTGGCAGATATCGTATCTGTCCAATTCACCGACACAAGACATATACTCATTCCGAAGAATACAAAACATGTGAAACATGTGAACTCCCATTACAAGATGTCCACTTTGTCAACACAGCAGGTAGTGGTAAAACACAATACTACCTTGAAGGTGAAGTATTGCACATATCCAAGTTCAACCCATCAAAATTGTATGGTCGTAGCCCTGTAGCAACAATGTGGCGACAAGCCATGACGCTGACTGCTATGGACAATTACATGTATCTCATGTATTCTAAACGCAGAATGCCTCGTGGTATTTTGGCAATCACAACTGACAATATCCAATCCACTGCATCGTTCTGGAAAGGTATTGAAGAAAAAATGGAACGAGACCCTCACTATATCCCGAAGGTTGGTGTTGAATCAGCAACTGGCCGTGGCCGTGTTGAGTGGGTCAAGTTCATGGATTCAATGGATGAAATGCAATATGCACAAGTCCGTGAAGAACTCCGTCAACGAATATCCGCATTTTATGGTGTGTCAAATATATTCATGCAAGATGCTGGAAAGAGTGGTGGGTTGTCCAATGAAGGTATGCAGATACTTGTCACCAATCGCGCTGTGGAATACGGACAGAAGATTTACACTCGTGATTTGTTCCCTCGTATTCTAGATGAAATGGGAGTCAAGGATTGGAAACTCAGTTTGTATCCAAACGAAGAAGAAGATGAAGTCACCCGATTACGCCGTGATGAAATGGAAGTCAACATTGCATCTCGTATGCAACAACTTGGATTCAAACCAGAACTCAAAGAAGAAGGAGACCGAGATATACGGTTCGTGTATAAGAACCCTGAACCACCACAACCAGAAAACCCACAAGTGCCTCCACCACCTGGTGGTATGCCTGGTGGCGGTGGTGGAATGCCTGGTGGTGGTATGCCTGGTGGTATGCCTGGTGGTCCACAGATGGGTAGGGGTGGAAACCCAATGATGAGACCAGGTATGCAAAAGCCTGGTGGAATGCCTGGTGGAATGCCTGGTGGAATGCCTGGTGGAATGCCTGGACAACCAATGATGCCTGGTGGAATGCCTCAACAAGGTATGCCTCAACAACAACCAATGCCTCAACAAATGATGCAACAGCAACCTCAACAGCAGCCAATGATGAAAGGGCTAAACCCCGCAGGTGGCGGAAGTGATTCAGATAAAACCGATGGCTCACGCCCAAATCGGATATCTGGAGTGAAGGATGAACGCGCTCTATCAGGTGCGCCAGTGTCATCTAAACACCAACGAGGTCACGACCCAACTCCTATTGAACAAGCCCTTAATGCACTACAAGCCGCTAAGGAAACTGCTGCTTCTCCACTAGGAGATAAGAAAGAATCCGACAGCGGCCTTTAGTCGGCAAGTTGAATAGGTGCGCCACTGTCACATTGTATCATGGCAGGAATTGATTTGTCCAAAATGGACCCGATGGCTCGTAAATTAGAAGATGCAATATCAGCATTTAACAAAGCAATTGGTGATGGAGATGCAAATCTCGCTGGTGATTGTTTGAGTGTAATTAAGAATACAAGTTCATTCCTAAGTGAAGACTTATGGTCATTAGTTTCAAAATCCGAAGCATCAATCCCAGACAACAATATGTATGTCAACGGAGTACCATTACAACAATTCACAGAAACAGCACAAGTTCTTGATGTTGCAGACCGCAGTTCAATGGTTAAGGGATTAATTTTACCTGCTCGCACAGGTGGAAGAATGCAACCACAACGCTCACCAGGCCAATATGTAGGTCGCGGATTATAAGGTGATTAACATGTCCGAAAATAATTCCGCTGAGAGACTGATGAACGCTTTGATTTCTAAAATGGAAGTCATGGATGGTCAGATGGAAAACATTCGTGAGCAAAACCTTCAACTTCGTAAAATGCTACACAATCCCGCTGGGTTGCTAAAGCGAGCAGGATTTGTTCGTGCTGCCACACCAGCAATTGAAGATGTGTGGGGCGACCCACTACGAGAAGATGCAGTTCTTATCAAAGGAACAGAAGAAGGTGACATCGGCACTACATTTGAAGTACCTAAAAATAATGAACAATTTCACGAAATGAATTGGAGTGAAATACACCAACTCGCAAACCAAGCCAAAGACTTGGGGCACTATGAAAACAAACCATTACCGGAGTGATAAATATGAAGCCAATACCTGTACGCGCTGGAGAAAGTAGTGAAATTGAAGTATTGCTTGAAAAAGCAAGCCAATTGGAAAAAGCAATTGAACACGACGGCAACAACGATGTCTTTTTTGAAGATGTCAGTGGCACAAATGTCAGAGCAGCATATTATTCAACTAACGGTGAATACCCAACAACACCCGATAAGGTAGAAAAGAAATTGGTGCGAGATGATAACCCACCAGGTCTGAATTACCATGAAGGTGGTAATCCACATCAAACTGGTTCAACACTAGGACTCCATTTGAACGATGGCGGCGGCGAATCAGCAGCATTAAAAAAGTCCGATTCACCATTGCTAGGCGCATGGAAGGAAGATAACCCGTATGGGGTCAATGCATTGGTGGAAATGGTTGAGGACCTATCTCGCCGCCTTTGAAGGGGGCTTGTATTATGGTCACTGATTCCCCATACGATTTTCACCTCCGAACCAAACATGACTTTTACAGGTCTTTGCTTGATGGCGAAGAATTACATAACGCTGCAGCCAATTACCAATTTTCAAAAATGAATGCCATTCGGCATAATGTGTATTCACACACTCAAGATGAACATCTGTTCACACAGGCTTCATTTGAATTACTCAAAGCGACTCGTGAGAAGTTCGTTAAACCGTTCCGAAAAATAACATCCGAACAATCGGGGTTATCATCATCTCCCTGGATTAAGCGATTACAACAATACGCAAATGGACATACCAACCCTCGTAATTCACACTCACAATGGCCTGCAATTGAAGATTCAGATACTAGTGTTTCTGGCGGTTCAATGTCTCCCTGGGATGTATCGCCATATATGGAAAATAGTGGCTTTGGCAGACCGGCATGGTTGGACACATTAAGCCAATCTTGGAAGTCATCCGATGATGGTCAGGGCAATATGACCAATTACCACAAACACCATCTTGAACCAGAAGTCATTAAACATGAAAAAGCACACTCAAAGTCATGGCACAACAAAACATCTCATCTCGGGAGTATCAATACAGGGGGTAGTCCTCCTTCGGATATATACCGAAAACATTTCTGGGATTGGTTGAAACAATCTGGTGAAGAAGTCCAAAACATGAATCCATTGGAACAACGAGATGCTCATTTAGCCCAATACAAAAAAGTGTGGGCAGGTAAAGAACCTGACCCAATGGCTGACCCAAGTGAATTATATGATAACAAAAGTCACGCATTAGGATTCTTAGGGTATGCGCTTGGATTAGAATGGTTGAAACCACACGAAAGAGATGAAGTAATCCAACACCTAAGCAAACATGGATTTGACCAATCATCTAAACAGATTCCGCATATGAGTCAAGGATGGCTCACCCGTAATTGGATGGGCAGATATGGTGGCACTGAACTGATGCACCGATTACGAGGCATGGATAGTCCTGGTAGTACTATCCCTCCATCGTATTATGACCCGCACAATGCTGATACCAAAGATGGATTTTTGCGCCGAAGATATATGGAAGGTCTAAAGGATGTCATGGTGTATGCGAAGGATAATCCAGCACTGAATGTCAAAGCAGGTGATATACCGTATGGTAGATTCACTAACCGTACTGATGAAAACCCTCTTGGTGATTGGAAGCATGATGAAATGCATGAAGACTCACATCCATTATACGATAGGCGCACTAGAGGAGATGATGACCCACAATATATTGGTGCAAAAGGACATTCACAAACAGGAACTATACCATTAGTTGAATGGGTAAAGCAACAGAATGACCATGTACTACCTCGTCACACTGGTGAAAAGGGTGAAGATGGAAAAATCATCAGACCTACACTGAGCAATGACCACAACATACATGAAGATTGGGCTTTTCAGTCCATGCATGAGTTTGAGGATTATTTATCCAGTGGAGTGTTGGATGAAAACCAACACTTTGCAGTCAAGGATAGAGGCGAAGAACTAAACGGTGAATATGAAAGACGACAACAAGTGATGAATGCATTAGGTCCGTATTTGAATATGATTCACAATCTAGGTGGCGACCCCACGGATATGCGAATGGGACCTTATGGTTTATTTCAACTGATGCACCAAGCAAGTGGTGGACACGGTGATGACCCATTAGGACCTATATCTGAATTACACCATATGTTCCACCCCGATACATGGGGTAATCCTGAAGGCGATGGATTATTCACATCACCTGACAAAGCATCTAAATCATACAAAGTCATGGGTCTATCAGAAGGCGATAAACCCCAATTCAAAGACGAGCGCATATGGCCAAGAAAACAAGGCTTAGAAGGGGAAGACCGAGACACAGATATCCGTGAAGAGTCTGACCCAATTTCTTTGAAAATTGAAGGCGACCCTCGCACATCCATGCATAGCATATTAGGATTCATGGGAGACCAACCTGTGAATCAAACTGATTATGGCGGAACAGCAAATATAATGTCTGGATACACACAACATTGGCCACAATTAGCAGATTCACATGACCCTCAATATCACCATGAGTACTCTCGTTCACGACCATTAGGACCTCTTAATATCAGCAAATGGAATAGTGACGAAGATGGATTAGGCATTACAGAAGATGGCAGACGATTAAATGATGGACACTATAATAGAACTCGTTCAACACTGGGGCACATGATGTCTCCTGGTGGTGGAGGCCGTGCAGATTCAAAGCGTAAAGCATTATTGACAGCGCTATGGTTAAGATTCAATGAACATCCTGCTGATGCGGGAACAGCACCAAATGTATTACCAGGCATGACAGGTACGGGTGGAGTAAGTGGCCAAATATCAAGATGGCAACGAGACCTAGAAGCATATGGTCGTGAACATGGCATTATGTCTATCCCTGGTAATCCTGACAACAAAGACCTGTCATCACGAGTTCAACAATTTCTAATACATGCAGATATTGGGCGTGAAGCATCACACCCTCAACCATTAGCACTAGACCAACCCGCTTCTCAAGGGTCATATGCCGGTGGTATCCCACCAGGAGAACAGATGTCAGAAGAAGATATTGGATGGCTACAAGACGATGATGGCAAGCGTGTTGAACCAGGCAACTGGTATCTGTATGGTCAACAAGGAGCAAACAATGATGAAGGCAAGTTCATACCCTCACCAGATAACAAGGGCATAGATTCAAGAAATTATCACCCTGAAACGGTTAACTGGGGTGGCGCTAAAGGTGAAAGACCTCATCGGTTTGAGTTCCCATTCCGTCAAGATGCAATAAACGCTCAACATAATGGTAAAGCAGAATGTCCTGTTTGTAATGGTGATGGCCGAATTGATGCTGAAGATGTAGCCAAGGCGGAGAAGCCTGATTTGTTTGGTCAAACAAAGCCTGATTTGTTTGGTCAACAACCAAAGGAACAATTAGAAGTCGGACAACCATGCCCAAATTGTAATGGTGATGGAAAACACATACTTTCGTCGGGTGGTGTTAATGCAATCATAGGGCCTCATCCTCAACAACACAAAGAACAACTGCTACAAAGCCAATTACAAGGATGGATTGATTCACCCGAAGATGAACGAGCGCCCGAAGAATGGTATAAATCTAAAGAAGAAGAACTGGCAGGAACAGCCTCAATGGGTCAACAAACTAACCAGTTCAAAGACCAGCGACGAGCATACCACGCATCTAAACTAGTATCAACAACTGATTTGCTGCAAAATGCTGCTAAGTCTTTGGCTGAAAAAGTGCAAAAACGATTCGCTGACGATGGGATGCCAGACCCATTCGCTGCTGATGAAAATGGCGATTGGTCACAAGCGCATGTCAACGCATTACAACTATGGCGACATGCAAACGACATGATTTTCCGAGCGCAACCTAAACACCGAGATTGGAAAAATGATAGAATACACGGGGTATGGACAAATGAAGATGACACAACTCAAATGGTTGACGATTTACACGCTGGAACATCTGTATATTACCCTAATAATCAAGAAGGTCATAACACAGGACCTACATCATTGCCATTGAGTATCTATAATAGTCAAGGATACCGTATGAAACATGGGTGGAAAATGGCACCTACATTTGGTGTAGGTTTTGACCAAGAAGGCAAACCAGATATAATGCACAATAATGGTGAAACATCAACACAACGAGAACCATTGTTAAATGTGCCAATGAATCATTTACAATCTGTATTCCCTGAAATGCAACCAATGACCCGAATCCATCCGTCAGCACCTTCTGCTACTGACCAACCTGAATCTCAAAAATTAGATGAATACGGTGACAGTATGGCATTTCAATTGAGTGAGGATGATGTCCAGGTATCTACATTGTTGAAAGCATTAACGAACCCTGACATCATTAAAGAAGATGGTGATGTCAAACCAATCAAAGCAGCGCATCGTATATTCACATTTGATGACATGAATAACCTGCGAGGGTTCAGTGGTGATTGGGTTGTATCCACATCATACAAGGGTCATCGTGCCATCATTACCAAACAAGGCAAAAAGGTTGAAGCCAAATATGCAGATGGTTCAAATTGCAGATTATCAAAAGACATGCGAAAAGGATTGATTGAAGCCAATGGTGACAGATACATACTGGATGTCATCATCAGCAAAGACTCAGTATATGTCATTGACTTATTGGAACATGGACACAAAGAATTGTATGATGAACCACTCAAAGACCGTTTGGCAAAACTACGAGAACAATTTGAAAGCACAGATGCAGTGCTGATACCAGCACCCTTCAACACCCGAAGAACTGATGATGACGGTTTGAAACAAGCCATTGATTCTTTGAACGAAGAAGATGCAGATGGTGTATTGCTGAGAGATGCAATATCCACATACATGAAGGGTGAACCACGCCATCCAAAATGGGTATTATATCGTGAAGAAAAAGAAATGGATGTTATCATATTAGATAGAAGAGGTAGAGGCCCGTATATGTATCGCTTGGGAGTAGGACCTATCAACCCCGAAAAAGGTGAATCGCTTGGTAATCGTGCAGTTGAACGAGATGGCAAATGGTTCATGGATGTCGGAACACTTATGCGTGAACGCAAACCATTCATGGAAGGTGATTATGTGCAAGTACGAATTGCAGGTGTGTCTCATAAAGAACGGAATGGTATTGATGTATATGATTTACAACCAATACAAATTGTTAGTGAATCCAGTACAATGGCAACGGATAGTGTTGAAACATTGGAGATACTAACCAAATCACATGCGCCGGTATTATACCCACATGATGTCGTAGTCAAATCTAAAACAGTTGAAATCCATTTACAAGGTTTGGAAGACACTGTAATTTACAAGATTGACAAATGGGATAGTAATTGGGTGGCTCACGAACCATATAGTACACTCAATGATTTATCTAATAGTGATTACGCAGTTCAGATATCTGAAAGCCAACGACCATTCTGGGAACCTATTGTTGGATTAACATTGAAAGGTCTTATCAAAGTGGACTTCAACCCACGAGATTCAAAAATAAAGGACCGAGATGACATACGAGATGACAAAGAAGAAGAAGAAGTAGGGTCACATGAAACCAATTTCAATCTCAAAAGACCCAAGAAAATAAGTGAAGACCAAATACTCAAACCAGACATGACAAAAATGATTGTCCGAGCATTGACAGTTATTGATGACATCATATCTAAAGAAACAGCCACATGGACTGGAGCGCGTGGAATGGGAATTGCGTTAGGAACACCTGACAGTGCCCCACGAGGCCCTACTGAAATTACACAAGATGTCAATACTATGGACTATGACATGCGCCAGCGCGACGAAGATGAAGACGACAAACCACAAAAGAAGAAAATAAAACCTGATGGCGAACCACACGATTTGGAAGAATCGTTGGAAACTGAAGAAGGTGAAACCGGCGAGATTCGTGTGACTGCGGATGAGGCAGTGCTTGAAATACCACCTGACAACGAGCAATTCTAATATCAGTGTATTACAGGTCGTATGATATAGGATGACACTACATGGGCGGATTGGTGACATGGTGCATGATGCAGAATACGACCAAGCAGACATCCCTGAAGGGGCTGTCCTCCTCAAAGCCCAGTCTATTGATGACTTGGTTATTGCAGGATACGCCAGTGTTGAACTCGTTGACAAGCAAGGAGACCTCATCACAACCAACGCACTCAACAAAGCATTCCGCAAGTTTATGCAAAACGACAAATACAGGAATGTTCAATTGGCACACTCCAACATCCAAGTTGGGGATGTCGTGCCTTCATACACTGACAGCAATGGCCGTGTCTGGAAATCAGAAGTTGACGACACAGGAATGTTCGTTGTCATCCAATTACGCAATGACATTGAAAAAGCAAGAGAAGTTGCATCAGAGATTCGCAAAGGAAACCTTCGGGCTTTCTCCATCGGTGGACAGGCTTTCAAGCGTGTCAACAAGTCAGACGGAATGCGCGGTGCTTATCGCGAAATCCAAGACATGGAGTTGCATGAAGTCACAATTTGCGAAAAAGGAATTAACACAGAATCCACATTTAGGATATTAAAGGAGGACACAACAATGGCCGAAACAGAAGTAGTTGAACAATTGCACAATGTATTAGAAAGACTTTCAAAGCGTTTGGAATCAGACGATGAAGATGGGAAATCTAAGAAACCTGCATTTTTAGACAACAATAAAAAAGACGAGAAGAAAGATGAAAAGAAAGATGAAAAGATGCCATTTGGCGGAGACAAATACGAAAAAGGTGCAGGACTTGATGATGTTATCACAATGGACTACCTTAATTGGATGGAAAATACACTGAAAGGTGCAGGTGTGGACACAGCAAGTGCCCGCTCTCACTTTGATGCCGTTGAAAAAGGATACAATCCTGGTGACGACGGAGCATCCCATCGTGGACAACCTGCAAAGGGAATTGTTGGCGAAGGTATTACCGCACCAAAGGCTAACTTTGGTTCAGCAAGCAAAGGCAACAAGTTCGCTATCCGTGCATCTCAAGACAAATGGGAAGCACCAAAAGGTAATGGATTCGTTATCAAAGAAAATGTTTCACCATCTCAACTTGAATCAGCATACGAGGTCTATAAGGCCGCAGCACTTGAACAACAATTCAAGGGTGAACTCAATGATGCATTCAGCAACCGTCTTCAATCTGAATTGATGCAAAAAGCACAATACGATGCACATTCAAATTACGATGCACGACAACCTGTTGACCGTTTGGAAAAAGCAGTTCTTGAACTCGCACAACGCATTGACAGTGTTGGAACAGTTGACAACAACGGCGGTTCAATCCGCAAATCAGCACCAGCAATTGAAATCCCCACTACGGACCAACTTGCCAACATCAGTTGGGATGAAGTCCACAGCCTTGCTAGCAAGGCACTTAGGGGAGGTGAGTGAATATGGCACGAAATTACATTAACACAATACAAGACATGGAACGATACTACTACGGCGCTGGCAATGTGAGCGGATACTCATACAGCGGTTCAGACATTTTGAAAGCCGATGCACCAATGCTTAGCACAAGCGCTGGAACATACCAAGCGATTTATGGTCGCAAGGTCTGGTCACAATTGAACCAAGAGTTCAATGCATTTTCAATCATGCCTAAGAAACCGTGGGAGAAGTCTGGCTGGAGAATCATTACTGGTAAGCCATCCTTTACTAAGGGTGGCGGTGTTGCTGAAAATGCAACCCTACCAGAAACTACCAAGCCAACATTCCTGCATGTTGCTGCCAAACCAAAGACAATTGCTCACACATTTGATATGAGTGAAGTAGCAATCTTCCTTGCTGACAAGGATGATGGTCTTGGCGACATCCGACAAGTGCTGAAGGAAGAAATGGGTAAGCACCACGCTGACCATGTGAACCAAATGCTCACTACAGATGTTGAAACACCTGCTGGAAACGACTTTGAATCTCTTGACCGTCTAACTACAGACCCTGACACCATTAACAACGCAAATGGATATGTCTCGGCTAACACTGACAACGACATGTATTCCATCACTCGTGATGGTGGTGTTGACTTCCACAGTGCTGAAGTAAGTGCATCGGGAACATCGGGAACAAACCGCACCCTTTCACTTGACCATCTGGACACCATCTTCCAACAAGTTTGGACTCGTGGTGGTAATCCAAAGGTCATCTTTACTGGATACGATACACTAATGCGTGTGCAACAATTGCTACAATCGCAACAGCGTTTCATGGAGACCAAGCGTGTCACCCCATCATTCAATGGTGTTAAGGGTGTACCAGGTATTGAGGCAGGATTTATTGTCGCAACCTACAACGGTGTTCCTATCATTCCTTCTAAGGATGTCACAACTGACGGAATCAGTCGTATGTATTATCTTGACACTGATTACCTATGGTTTCAAACCGCAATTCCAACGCAATACTTTGAATCTGGTATAGAATCTGGCGACCCATTCGCAATTAACCGCTTGGGTCAGGAAGGTCTTTACCGGACAATGGGCGAACTCGTTGTGTCCTTCTTTGGCGCACAAGGGAGTATTCGTGACCTTTCTTGAGGTTGCTTGGATATGAAAATAATGGAGGAATAAATTATGGCAGTAACTATAACAACAGGAGCAGGATTGAACACATGGGCCACAGGCCTAGAATTGGAATTATATGCCGGTTCTCCAGACAACACTGTCTGGTCAGGAACCGATTACCCAGGTGGACTTACAGCATTTGAACCACGACAAACTGATGGTGCAAAAGTAGCAGGTCTTAAACTATTAACTGGCACAGCAACAATTCTTAATTACAAAGCAGCGGCAATTACATTAAAATTGACTGGTGAAGCAACACATATTGTTTCATTCATGCTTGGAAGCCCTGGCACAGCCGACCACTCAACAACTGGTCTTGGTAGTGGAGTTAGAGGAGTACTCAGTTCAACCGTCACTACAGGGTTGAATGACACACTAACTTTGACATTCCCAGGCGGCGTCTCCGATAACGCTACAGCAGATGTTCCTATTTGGCTTGTCTGCGCTTGAGGTGATTCATTTGCCTACAATCGTATATCCAGGACCATTACCACAACGACGCACGCGATGTGGAACATTATATCGTGGACAACCAGTGGAAATCACATATGCTCAATTACTTCTTGTTCAAGGACAAGTGACAAACGGATACTTGAAACTAGTAGGAGAACCAACAGAACTACCTGCAGTGGCGGATGAAACCGTTGACGCAGGTAATGACGGAATACCTGATGAAGGATGGACTCGTAATGACATCATTGAATGGTTGAAGACACGGGAAGTAAGAACCCGTGCTGGATTAACCAAAGCACAACTACTCACAAGGGTTGAAGAATACCTTAACCCAGTTGAAGAGGAGTCTTCCGATGATAATAATAACGAGGAACCTCTCACAGGAGACAATACGGAGTGATATAAATGGCACAAACAATAGTAATAGATAGCAGACACCACATTTTAGGTGACCTAGTTTTGATAACTGGAACATTCGCAAATGCAGGTGGCACTCAAGGTGGAGACATTTTGCTTGCCGACCACCTCAGCAAGATATTCGCTGCAGGTAGCAATATGAATGAAGCCGGTACCACAGACACTGAAATTGACGGAACTCTCGGAACAAAACTGACCTTGGCTCAAGGAGCCACTAACAAAGCAGGTCAGTGGTGGGCACTGGGCAAGCGATGAGGTGAGACCTCATGGCGTTCCAATTTTCCATTAGTGTTCCTACAGCAGGTCCTTATCCAACAAAAGCCCTCATCAACAATGGTGCGGGATACGCAGCAGGTACAGCCACTGCTATGACTACTGATGGTGGCAATGCATCTCACGCATTCCCCGTTGGTTCAACGGTCATGGCAAAGGATGTCAATGCACGGTCTGACCCATTGCGAGTTCTTGGTGCAGTCACCGCCAATAGTGCGACAACTGTTCGCATCGGCGCTGGAACGAAGTTCGCAGTAACTGACAATTTGGAATTATATTGTATTGATTCAGCGACAGTAGTGTATAAGTTGGCTAAGGCGTATGCTGCAACGGCATCATTTACTTTTGGTGTAAATACATATGTTCAAGTATCTGACGATGGAAGAGGTAATTTAATTTATGTATATTCTGACTTTGCATGAGGTGGTTTTATGGCAGGATTATCTCTCAAAGATGTTCACTACATGAACAAACAGGGATGGAGTAAAGCCGAATCGTTTGGTGTGGATTTGACACCCGCTGAAGATACAATCAATTGGAAGAACTACGCTACCAAAGAACAGAATACACGCAACCGGCAAGTTGCTGATGTGTTAAACATTGGTTCTGGTACACGATGTGCTAAATGCGGAATGCTTCACATGTGTTGGATACCTAAGTGTGGCGCATGTGGTATTGATATGAATTACAATCTAGGCACAGTGGAGGCGACACAATGAATCCTATAGACCAAGCATGGGCAATTATCAAACAATCTGATGACTACGGGGATGTAGCAACATCTCTAGAACACGAAGATGATTCCGCACACGATAGGAAACATGACTGTAATGGTTATGCTGATGAGGTAGAACGAGGAAATCCAAACCCAAGACCCGACGAACATATGGGTGATGACTTATGTGGTCATCCCGATTGCGAAACTTGTGGGCCTATACTAGCCGAACAAGACGGACCAGACAAAGAAGATTACATGCCATCCGATGGTGAAGGCTACGAAGGCGCGCTCAACGAATGGAAGGATAAATATGGAAATCAATGATGCAATGAATCATGCATTCAGTTTGTTAAAGACAGGTCCTTCACAAGAACAACTTGATGCTCAATCAAGAGAGTGGGCTGAACAAGATGCTGATGATACATGGGATGCGGAATATGACGATGACGGTCAAACTAAAGATGAAGACCCTTGTTGCACTGAAGCAAAAGAAGCAATGGCATCGCACTGGGAGTTAATGGACCATCATTGGAATGAGCCGAATGATGTCACTGACCATGATAAAACTAGGGCAAACATAATGAACATGGAATGTGATGAATTACAAGAATGGCTAGACGGAGAGATACGGGATGAACTAGAGCATAACAACGACAACCATTGGACTGGATTCTTAGAATCACTTAGAGCAATTCAAGACCAATGGGATGCTTGTTCTTCAGAATCATTTAGTGATATGAAATACGCAGGTGAACCAATAGATATATCACACAATTTCTTAAAATCTCAAATGAGTGATGTTCACATTGGGTTTCAAGAAGACCCTAAACGAGAAATTGAAAGGCTTCGTCATCAGGGTATATCCCGTGAAGAAGCAATGGCAATGTATCAGCAATACCTTGATTCACTTGAACAGGGTGCGTAATATGAAGGGGGAGTGTAATGCCATCAGTATTTCAACCAGGAGAACGCGCACCACAACCCATTGACCCTGATGCAATCATCTATACAACTGCACAAAAAGTCGGATTATTATTACAAATACCTACAGCAGAACCTGTGGCATTAACTGTTAATGCAAGTGCTTCAGATACAACTATTGATTTATCGCCCATTGACCACAGATTAGTGGGATTTGAAATAGGCGATATTATTGAGATTGAAAGTGATGCATCATTAGTGGAGTCACGAACAGTATCAACAATCACATTGGTTGGTGGTAATGTGCGATTATCATTCACTGGTGGATTAACATACGCACACACTACCGCTACCAATGCAACAGTACGCAATACTGCTATATTCACAAATGGAAAATCAAGGGGTGTATCCCGTCATCATGTTGAACATCTCATCAAAGTCCATCAAGACCGTATAGATAACATCACTAACAACTCATGGCGACCAATGCTACAGGTCGCTGAATACAAGAACTTTGACACATACAAGCCATATAGACGCAGATACTATACTGATTATGTCGGAACGACTCCATTGTTGTTCCGCAATGTGCAACAAATCCTACGATTAGAAGTATGGCAAGGTAGTGAATACAAGGAATTAGCATCGGCTGAAGCCCGAATTAGACTCAATGACCACACAGCACTGGCAGGCAAATCATTGTATCTATGTGCAGGTGGCGGTGGGGTTTTCACATTACCACAGGGCACAACAGCGGCCACATGGAATAATGGATTTGACTCGGGTACTGCTGCACAACAAATTGCAGACCTTATCAATAAAGATGACCGAAGGAACAAATCAACCATTGCTGCAACACCATCATACTCATTAGAAACATCATATTCGTCAACAGGTTTTGCTGTGGCCAATGTGCATAATGAGTTCTTAGCATCCGCCAATGCGGATTACGGGAACTCCAAGTTGAAAATATCAAGCATGCATCGCGCTCAAGGAGGAGAGACATCAACAATCGCTACAGATGATTTAACCAATCTGGCAATCAGTGACACAGGGGTAGGCACTACCACATCAACAAGTGTAGCCGGTGCAGTTGTGACAGTGGCTAATACCGCTTCATTCGTATCATATGGGTTGTTAATGGTCGGAACAGGAACAAATGTTGAGGTCTTGAAATACACGGGTAAAACTGCCACCACATTTACAGGGTGTGTCAACCTATCTGGCACACCACTAACCACTTTGAACACAGGAGGAACAACTGTTTTCCAATACAAAATGAAAATTGATTTTCAAAACTCATCAGCAGAAGATGGTGGTGACGGTGATGAAGGCCGTTTGAAAGACTGGTGGTTTGACCCTGTTATGGGAATCATTTACTTCAACAATTCATACCCATTCTTTGAGTGGAACGCCATTAAAGTGACATATGTATATGGTGAACGGTATGTTGAAAAAGCCATTGAAGAGATTATCACCAAACTTGTGGCAATGGATTTGATTACTGCTGATGACCGTTCAGTTCTTATCCCCGAAGGAACAACCAACATTGATTTAGGTTCTAAATACCAGTTGTTCAAACAACAAGTGGCTGAAACATTGCCACGATATGTTGAGGTGATGAGCCTTGACTGAACCGATTGACCACGCATGGAATCTTCTTCAAAAGGGTTTTTGGCAAGGTGTGAAAGACTTTGGTAGTATTCTGGCTAACCCTGCTCAAAATGCTCCTATCGTTCAACAAAAGCGTGAAGACCGTCAACAAGCAGAAGCGGATGCACAAGCACTTGCGGCTCAAAAACAGCAAGCAGAAGCGGCTCAACAGCAGCAAGCAGATGCATTTGAACAATGGAAAAACCAACCTGAACAAGACCCGAAGTGGGCAGCGTATCAGGCATCATTACAACCACAGACTACTACTCAACCTACTACTCAACCTACTACACCACAGACCACTACACCACAGACCACTACTCAACCTACAACAACACAGACTACACTAACCAAACCAGACCTATTTGGTGGTATGTGATGAGCGCTGCTAACATCAAAGACCTAATTCTTGAGGTCAAAGAATTAAGAAAGAGTGGTCAACTACAAGACCCAGTACAAACTGAACAATTGTATATCTATGAATGTAGAGCGCAATCGGACTACACACCAGATGAAGGTGAGTGTCAATACACTAATGGACAAATCTTGGATGTTGATACGGGCAAACCTGTTAAACCAGATATCGCTGCTGCGATTCATGGGAGAGTTAAATTACGCTCAGCCAATGAATCAACAGCAGGAGATTCAATCATTAGAAAACTGAGCAACATGAAAGGATTTGAGGAGGGATGATGTATGGCAGCATCATGGTCTGAAACAATCCCGTTGTTGAAAACACTATTTACCGCAGGGTGGAATCGTGCCAATACGAGCCAACGAAAACCAGTCATTGATGACATTACAAATGTTGAACCAGGGCGTGGTAAGCGTTTAGATTTGACAAGACAAGATGCGGTGTTGTTTTATGAAACTGCACATAACGAAGAACAACCAGAACTGTTGTATGACTTCGTTAATACTCGTGTCAATATCACAGTGGATATGAGAACCACACTGACCCGTGACCATTTATATTTGATGGAAAACGAGGTACGCCGAATCGTTCACATCAACCGCAAAGGTGACGGAGTGAACTTTGACCGCATGATTTACAAGACCCGAACAGACTTATCTGACCGTACCAAAAAGTTATGGAGATACACATTTCAGGTTGAGATTGTGACATTTGCTGAGTTCATTCCATGAGCAACTATGATTAACTGCTACAACATCGGGAGGTTTGAGCGCGATGCCATCAACAGTGTACAAGGGCGATTTAGCAGAAGTGACCTTCGGGCACGAGAGTGGATTATTATTACGCAGTGCTACTTCTAGTGGTCACGCCACTGGTGCGCCACAGGGTATGATATATACAACAGCCACGATACCAAACAGCAATACATCCACAATTACATTTGCTGGCGGTATCGCTGATTCACCCGTATTGGCTGGCATTCTACGATACCCATTGGGTATGTTAGTTGGTTCAAGTCTCACACTTCATGGTGCTGGTACTCATGTTGCAGATGATTATGCTACAAGTGGACAGATATTCACCATCGTCAAGCATGAATTGAATACTGTCACAGTTCTCACAGTATCTCCAACAATCACAGTGGCTGGTGCGTCAATTGCTACGGATTCAATGTATATCCATACTCTCAATACCCCAACACTTGACCAAGGTTCAGACACTCACGCTCAAGCAAACACTGCAGATGAATCTGTACTGACTGACCAATTCCTAGGATTGGCTGCTACAGTGGTTTTACCAGACACAAAGAACGAAATTAAGCGTGCTCATGTTGTAGGGATTGGCCGTGATGTCGTCGTGCAAGTTCCAGGCAAGCAAAGCAATGAAGGTGGTTCATTTGAATTGATGATGAACAGCCCTCGTTGGTTGTATTATTGTCTTGGCGGTGAAGCAATCAAAGCACCAGGTACTGCGTATGATGTCGTCAGTCCGACTTTATTAAATGCGGCATCAGTAGGAGACAGTCATTTGGATTTGAACGCAATTACATCCATTGACCTCGGTGATTACATCGCTATTGAAGACACAACGGCATTTGATATACCAACTGATTCAGGACCTACCAACACATGGAGTCAATTCTCATCTACTACATATAACCAAACAATCAGCACTGAAATACGCCGTGTCATCGCAAAGCAAGACGGTGTTCTTAAGACCGTGTGGCTTGATAGCCCATTAGGTTTCAACCATGTAGGTGGCAACGCTTTGACTTGCCGTGTGCTACGGTATGGTGCTGGTTCAACCAACGGACCTGATGTGGCTAAAGCCACTCTTCAAATTACCAACCCAACCGAAAGGTTGCTATTCAGCAACCATACAACCCCATCGTTTGCGGTTGAAACATCTATTCGCACACACAATGTTGGTTCACATGCAACTGAAACAGGCGTTGGTTCAAACATACCAGGTGGCGCTCAAGACGCTAAGACCTTGACCCGTGTATTCAAAGGATGCAAAGTGAAGGATTGGACATTAGGTGCTGACGCAGATTCAGAAGTCAAATTAGGTATCAATTTTGATTCATTGATGGTCTATACTGACACAGGCCGTAAAGAAACCAGTCACAAAGGTGATAGATACACCGCACACCGTATGTTTGAAAACACTGCAGATAGCCCTACCAACCGCAAGGTTGCTGGTATTGCACCATATACTCAAAAACCATATATGTTCTACAACGGTGAAATCAAAGCATTCGGCCAAACAATGGCACGAGTCACCAAGTTCAATCTAACAGGTAAGAATAACACCATGCAACATTGGACTATTCGTGGCACAGATATTGCTATGAATACCACTACTGACCAAATCCCATTCGCTGGCACTCGTATGCCTGTATATGCAGTTGAAGGTAAAACTGAATATGAATTAGAACTAGAAGTTATCATCAATGACCCAATGCTATGGCATGACCTACGACATACTGTTGACCGAGATTACCTTGCACCTATATCATTAACACTCATCAAACAAGGAAGCGGTGCAGTCCGTGAACAAATCCAAGTTCTGATTGATGATTACATCATCAGTGAAGCACCACTACCAATCCCCGAAGACAAGGGTGTTATCCGCACCAATGTTAAAATCCTGCCAAAGCATGTTTCTGTGAAAAGTATTGATACATTATTCCATTGTTGAGTTGATTAAAATGCCGAGATACAATATGCACCCAGGGTCAGAATCCCGTAAAGCAAGACAAGAAGAATTGAAAGCATTCGTAATCGCAGCGGCAGCAGTAGCAGATGAAGAAACTGCAAAACTAATTGCAGCGGCTGAAACATTTGACCCCGAAGCAGCATCCCCAACAGATGAACCATTCACAGAAGAATTGGACTACCATGCTATGACTGTAGTTGAATTGAAAGCATTATGTGCTGAGAGTACTCTCGCACAATACGGCACAAAAGCCGAACTCATTGAGCGTTTGAATCTCAATGAATTAGATTCCACCGAAGCCCCCGTTGAAACGGCTGCTGAAGAGGATACCGCAAACCCCGTTGAAACGGCAGTTGCACAAGGAAGTGAAGTAAGTGAGTCAAATGGAGAAGAGAGACAAGAAGAATGACGGGCAAGACGAACAGGTAATTAGCGACTTAAGTGCTATACTGGCCAACGATTCCGTATCGGAACATACGATACGAGTTGACCAAGAAAATCCTAATCTTGTAATGAAAGTACAGGTAAAGCAATTGTCTTTTTTAGACATGCAAGAAGCCATTAAGTCTTTCATTGGAATTACAGCATCAGGTGAGGTTGAAATCAACCTCGCTGGTTATTGGCGCTACATGTATGAGAATTGCATTGTTAGCACCACTCCTGCCACCAACACCACGCAACTGATTGGGTTGAACCAATTTGTTGGGTCGCAACTGGCAGCAATCCTACCACAACCACAGGACTTGATAGCAGGCCCTTTGGAAGATGGCAACAGCGAATAGACGAGATATACCTATTTATTAAAACTGGTACTTCGTCTGACAATATCACATTCATGTTAGACTCTTCAATATACTTTGTTGCCACCCATTACAAAATCAGCATTGCTGATGTCAACGCTATGAGTCCTGAAGTATTTGAGCAGTCATTCGTATGGGCATCCGCAGCAAAGCAGATAGAAGGCGAAGAGATGGAAAACGCAACCAAAGATATGAAATCAGGCAGTGATGTAGCATCAAGCAAGGGCGCTGACGAAGCGTTCCCATACGAGTGAGGTGAAAGCAAATGGCGGATGGTACAAAGGCAGCAACACAAAGCACCAAAGACTTGGTTGAACAATGGGATGCTGCGACTATTTCACTAGGTCTGGCTGAAAAAGGCTATCTAAAACTGCACAAATCCGTCATCAATTTTCCAGGGGTTAAACAGTATCTCCAATTAAAAAACATAACGAAAGGCCTGAAGACAGTATGGAAGGGCACAAAAAAGAAGGGCGATGAAACAGATAAAAGTAATAAAGGCGATGAGAAACAAACAAGCATTCTAACTGGTCTTGTTGGTTTGATGACACAATATGGTGGTGCTGCGAAGGTGGCAGCCAAAGGCACATCAACAATGGGCAAAGCATTCTTCAGTTTATCAAGCAGCATAATGTTCATCACTGGCATATTCTTAGTTCTCGGAATCGCGCTCGCGATATTCGTAGCGATATTCGCAGATGCAAGTAGTCCATTGGCTCAATGGGCAAATGATATACCAATTCTAGGACATATGATAACCGGATTCAAAGTCATATTGGTTGGCGAAGATGGTGGGTCAGGTCTTGCTGGTGCTATTGGTGTGCTTGCCGTTGCTTTGGTCGCTGGTGGTGCAGCGTGGTTGATATTCGGCGCTCCTGCTGCTATTATAGTAATAACAGCAGTACTAGTTGTCGGGGCATTTAGATGGATTATGGCTAAAACAGACAGTTTGGTTCTTGCTTTATCTGTCGCTGCTGCCATACTTATGTTAGGAGCGAGCGCACTATTAGGATATCTACAATTCTTGGGTATGGCGACTTTCACCACTGTTATGCTACCAATTGTGTTAATCACTGTAGCAATAGGATTAGCATGGGCAGTTATGACAGGCAAGGTAAGCGCATGGTGGACAATCATTGTCGGGGCACTTCTCATAGCAGCAGCATGGCTTTTGAATGGAGTTGTTTTATTTGGTTTCACACTAGCATTCATTCCGATGGTCATTATTGCAGTAGTGGTGGTGGTGGTGGTACTCTGTGTCAGATACAGAAAACAAATCAAAGCATTCTTCGTAGGGGTGTATAACTGGTTTGCGGATTTGTTTTCAGCAATCGGTACATATATTGGTAAAAAGTGGGATGCGATGTGGGCAGGTCTGGGCAAAGCATGGACAAGCCTAGGTAATTTCTTAGGTGGCATTAAGGATTACTTCATGGCCATACCTGGGAGGATATTGGCCTTCGGTTCTAGTATCGCTGGTGCAGTAATGGGTGTTTTCGCAGGAGTCCATCAAAAGTGGATTGATTTCAAAACATCAATTTATGCTTCAGCAACGAATGTATGGAACAAGATTCTAGCCCTACCTGGTCAGTTGACAACAGGGATATTGAAACTTATCAGGATACCTTTTCAAGCCGTGACCGACTATTGGGCTGATAATGTTGAAGGTATTATTCCAGAAATGAGTATTCCTACTTGGTTTCCTCCTCCCCTTGGCGGAATGTCATTTGGACCGGCACCAGGACCACTAACGATGTTCGCAGACGGTGGTATGGTCAGCAAACCAACATTGGGTATGGTTGGTGAAGCAGGACCTGAAGCCATCATCCCATTGAGAGGTGGCAATGTTCCTGTCAAATTGAGCGGTGAGCAATACAGCGATAAAACAATCAACACACTCATTCATGGGCTAGCAAGAGTTCTCAAAGAAAGTGGCAACACATTCAATTTCAACATAGATGTATCAGGTATGATTGCATCTAACGATAAAGAAAAAGAGAAGTTTGCCAAAGAAATGAGCGTTATTATTAGCGAACAAATACAAAAGAAAATGGTCGGCACATTGACCATGCAAACACCCATAGGGTCGTGGTTTTAATGTCAGTACCAATCCGTTTAATTCAACGCAATGGTAAAATCATCAGTCTAGATGCTGAGAAGTTCGGCATATCAATTGGTCGTGGTGTAGCAGCCATACCAGTACCAGTGGTGGGTGAACGATTCGGTGCAGACCTGAATATAGTCAGTATCGGTATCAATCTTGACGGTGTATGCCGTGATGATGATTGCACGAAAATAGCGACAATGCCTAGCCAATCATTATCATTCATTGATTTCACTCGGCCAAATGTCCGTGACGCAAACACTGTGTCTTCTACATACTTTACAGGAGATGGCGGAACAGTGACCATGCAAGACATTGCTGACAAACCATTCTATATCCGTAGCACATATTTACAAAGCATTGGCGACGGTAGCAAAATCACATTCAAGTTCATTCTAACAGGCACATTAGGAGCAGCGACATTCCCTGGCGCTGGTGTAGTTCTAATCAGTTTGAACAATGCCACACTGTTAAACAACACAGGGCCTAGTGGTGGGGGATTTGTAAGTGTGGCACACGAACTAGCCACATATCTCAGCGCTGCGTTAGCCAACACCGGCAACACTGGTACTGTGATAACCAGCGCAACTCATACTGCGGCTAATTCCCAGAAACTCAGCGATGCATTTACCCCACTTTTAGTGGTGGGTCAAAACATCACATTAGGAAATGGTCGTGTTAATATCACTCAACAAGAAGCAGGTGCTAATGGGGATTCAGGAACACCAACATTTTGGTCAACTGTCAATGACTCAAGCGGCACTGAAAACCAGGCGGCAACCAAACCGCCATCGTTCAGTTCATTTAGAGGTGGGAGTGCTAACACATGTCGTTCAGCAGGTGATAAAATCCAAGACCTTATTGCCAATACTGCTAACAGCAATGTTATGGGGGCTGTGGGTGAGTTGTTCCAACTGGATACTAATGACGATAAAAAGAGTATAAGCAAGAACTTCAACACACTTGACCCAACCGCTGGTGCATCTGATGATTATATTGTAGGTATCCAAATCCCATATCAATCCATCATTCAAGCAGCAGCGGCTAATGGCAACAATATGGTTGCTCGCAATTTCCTTCTTGTCACAGGGCTAGGTCCTGCTGACAGACAAGGTTCGTTAGCCAATGTCAACGCAGCCACTGTAGGGTTCAGTTCAACTGATGTATATACTGGTATTCGTGGCACGGTGATTAGTTTTAAGTTTGCATACGAAGCAGGTGCAACATCATACACATACAGTTTAGAGTTCAAACCAATTGATATGATTGTGGGGTTGTGATGATATGACAGTTATTGGTAAATCAAGCACCGCTTTGTTTTTCAACGGTGTGTCCGATGGTATTGTTGTTCCTCAAGCACCATTCAATAAGACTGGTTTGAAGACAACTCATGGTAATGCGTATGATTCAAGCGTAGGTCAAAGCCAACAATCAAACAGCCGATTTGGGATAGGTAAAGTCACCAAATCATTCACTATTGAAGCGTGGGTTGTTCCAGATTGTGGCGGGGTTATCGCTATGAAAGAAGGTGTGTTTGAATTGCATATCGGAACAGTTGGCACACCAGGCCCTGCTCAATTCATTGTCCACACCCAAGACCCCGAATTGGGTTCACAAACAGTAAGCGTATCATCAGCATCACCCAACATATCATCAGCGACTCACAATGGGTGGGATGGGATTGTATATCCAACAGACCCAAATGTAGCGATTCATGGCACTCACAATCAATTCAATAGTAGTTTGGGATTAGAGTCAGCATTGAATAAAAATGTCCGAGACCTGATACACATTGTAGGTATATTCACAGGTGAACAAGTCAAACTGTATGTCAACGCTGAATTGATTGCATCTCAAAAAGTCAACAAAAAGGTGACATTGAGCCAATCAGCATCTGACTTGTATCTTGGTGGTCGTGGCGGTGAGTTCCGTGGCACGATTGAAGGAGTACACTGGAGGCGTGGATACAATGAAAGTGGTATTAGAGCAGGTCCGTTGATGGTGTCGGGTGATACTATCGGTCTGTGGAGATTTGAAGAACCCGTTGAAATACCAACATTAGAATTGAATCTCAAAGTAGATGCATCGGCTAATGCCAATTATTGGTATATCAGTTCTGAACAAGGATACAAACTGCACGAATATATCACAGGTAAAATAACTACTGCTAACACATCAATGGATTTTCACACAGATGAAACATACAGTAATGGTGTGTATAAAACACCATACGGTGACATCCACCATGTTCCAATCAACTTGATTATCAACCCAACGGGTGTTGATGAAAAGACAGGTAAGGCATACCAAACATCCCCACCAGAACGAGTGCGATTATCTGGATACGATTTGTATGCAAATGGTAGCAACGCACGACTAAAAATATACAGTATCCATCTCAATTATGACGGGGCAGGATTACAAAACTCACTACACGCTCACGCTGGATATGATACCACCCACAACAAATCATTGGGTTCATCAATAGCAATCATCAATTCAGATTTACTCATTGATTCAGGAACAGGAAAACCATTACGAGCGCCAGGTATGAGTACTCAAGTAGTGGACAGAACTGGACAGATGGTTGTTGATGAAGCCAATGGTAATCACGGATTTATGTTCAACCAACAAATAGCGACAGATACAACAAACAATCCGTTTGCTTTCAATTGGGCTGCATCAGGTCTTCCCGAAGGATTTCAAGCAGGGCACACTGGGCGACACAGATACACACAAATCAGTGGTCATCCATTTTTACGAACACTACCACCATCTATGGAAGAACATGTGAGCCGTAATCTTGACGGACAATCAGATTCATTCATGGCATATTTTGATGGTGCTAGTGTTGGAATGCGTGACCAAATACCAATTGGAACAATTTTAGATATGCACAGACAAGCATTCATAGGGTCAGCATTATCAGTGGAAACCACATCAACGGCTACCCAAGTTGCTGAAAATGGAATGGCTGGTGTGGACTTAGACCAACGCAGCATCATAGCAATTGGTGGAGCAGGTTTTTCACCACAACCATTCTTGTTGAAAGGTCACGCATCTGTTAATGAAGATGGAACATTTGACACATACAATCTCCACTTAACTCCTGAAGACACAGACCGTGTTGCCATATTGGAAGTGCCTTCACTGTCAGGTAGTGGTGTTGACATGGCCCCATATGTTGAGATTCATTATAATGCCATTGATTTGACAGGCGCAACAATTGGATACTCAGCATCCGGCACAACGACAGGGGCAATGACAGCCACTAACACCAAAGTCAATCTCAAACCAAATGCTGCGAAAGCATTCGGTGTGGACTCGTCAACATTTGATGCGTATGATTTGATGGTGAATGGGGTTAGAGGCGCTGCTGCTGCAAGCACAGCAACAGTCACAATCAGTTATTCAGCAAATACTTTAACACTCAGTGCTGCGTATGCGGCATTCACAACAGCACATACCGCTACAGGTGGTCAAATAGTCCATAGAACATTGAAAGGACCTGCACTGTGTGTCACGAAGACAGTACCTGCATGTGATGTTGTGCCGAATCCAAGCGCCACAGGACTACAGATTATTGACCACATCCAAACGGCACTGGCAAGTGGCACAACATTACATTCCCCTGGTGGTATCATCCGTATCAGTGACGATGATTTAGGCACAGGCAGTGTGGCATTCAAACCACACCGTTTAGTCGGTGACAACACAGGTGGGTCAGCATATGAATTAGCATTGAATACTACCAAAACCCCTGTTAATTATATGCCTCAAAACCCAATAGATTCTCCTCAAAAACCCCCAATGGGAATCATAGCATCACATGTGACAAACCCATCACATGCATCTCAGTATCACAAATTGATAATTAGACCATCTCAATCTGGAACATCAGGGTCAGCATCGGCTCAAACAAAAGACCCGCCTGTTGAAACTGCACCAGACGCATTCGTAATGAGTCCAACCGAAGAAGCAGCAAACAACAACAATGGAGTATTTGACAGACCTCCGACTAATCATCGGTCAAATCTGTACGAAATGTTTGATATTATTGATAATTGGTCAATCAACAAAACACATTGTATTGTGATGCAACCTACAATGAAATCCAGAACAATGCAATTATCTAAGTTTGTCGGTAAAGACATCAATCCAAAAGACCACAATTTCATATCTGTTGAGTTTATGCAGACTCGTGGTAGGCTGACGGAGTTTAGAGAAGGCAAAACTAGTAGTGGGCGAACATTGGTATTGAAGGGTGTTGGGTTGTTGGATGACATCCGAAGCACCGATACCGACTTTGTAGGTGACGGTTCACCAGATTCTCACCCAATTAAAGAGATTACTCCTGGAGGGCCTGTAGTGAGCGTTTCTTTTGGTGGTGTAGGTCAAGGTGGTAAAGACACCAAACCAACCTATGACCCATCCCCAATCGCTCGTATTGGGTGGAACACCAGACGACCAGCAGGGGCGATTGTCAATGTCATTGACAACACAGGGAATCCAAATAAAGTCACAGTCAAACCAATGAATAACAAATCAGCAGCATTGGCAAGTTGGGGGCACATATGTTTCCCTCCAAGTAGTGGTGACGCAGCGAACCCAACTGCTAGATTCTATTTACCAAACGGCGCATCAGCAGCATATTTTGACATCGTTAGCGGTGAGTTTAGAATCCCACCTACAGATACTGGGAGGAAAGGAAAATGGTTTATAGATTCTAATGGGAACACACACGAAACATTCGTACTATGGGTTGCAGCAAACGGTTTCCAATATGGCAGTTCTATATTTGTTGACCCATATATTGGAGACGATACTCAATGTGATGACGGAACAACTGTGCAAGACCGTATGTTTCAAAAACTAGGCACTGTCCAACACGATTACCAATTAGGCACACAGTATGCTTCAACAAGAGCATTGGCTGAAATCCCATTATTCCCAGACCAATTCTTTGAGAACCAGTCAATGGGTATATTCCCAGGTCCGAACAACAGTATGAAAATCACATTGGATGCGACAATGACAGCACACACATGGGCACCTAATCCCGTAAGCATGAGACCATTTGCTGGTGTCAAATCCAGTGACCCAACAGTAGTCGGACCTTACCACTACGCGTATTCAAATAATACATATGTACAAGGAACGACTATTACTGGTTCAACAGTCAAAACAAAAGCAGGAACATTCGTTGTGTATAATGGTGGCCCGACTAGCGCTCACAGATTGCATGTTGATAATATCGCCATATTCCCCGACGCTAGAGGAACACTCAGCGGATACCCAAGAGGAGTACCAGGAACATTTGGATGCCGTAAAGCCATATTGGATAACGGCGAATGGTGCTATTACATGGGCATTGAAGGTGATGCTCTCGTCATTCAATCAGGAGTAGGGTATGCATCAAAAGACTTCATCGCATCCATAGAAGCCGGAACAGGTATCAGACCTATGGGAACAATCCCATTCAACCCTGACATCCAAGTGATAGGCGACGGAGAAGGATATACCACAGCAGAAGGACAAGAGTTCCGTTCACCATCATATTTTGATAGAAGCAATGTTCAAACTCAAGGTGGCAACATTGACTACGGATTGCGTCAATATGTGAGCGCGGTTGAGTTCAAAGCAGGACCTGAAACAAACCCGCATTTGCTGAAAGCACGCAACAGTGTATGGAAAGGAACTATTGAGGTGATTGTTGGTGGTGGTGCATCGGCTGTAGGTATCATCACTGATAATAGAGGCAGTTATCCCCGACACGGTGCAACAGGAATATGGCATGAATCAGCGCGAGTCAAAGTAATCAACAGACGCAATAATGTAGAGTTCCAGTTACTGGCATTTGAAATAGATGCTGCTACTATGAGTGCTGCTAACATAAATGATGAACAAAAAGGATATGGTCAAGTTGTATCATTATGGTCAAACGGCAACATCCCAACCGTTGGTGCATCAGCCAACATATACACAGGTGATGAATTAGAAATCATCGGTATCGGTATCCCACCACATCTCCATTCGGCTCTATCATACACTGGACCTGATTTGTTCCCAGGTGCGATTCTCAACAATGAATGGATGCACCCATACGCACAAGGAGGACTACGAGAAGGAGATACTGTATGGATGAATATGCATTATACCAACCCACACGCAACTGACGGTCTGTTTTGTAAAAGCAGGGGCACTTTCAATAATTTAGAAGTTCATAAAATGTTCAACGGTGGTGGAGGTAGTTTTGGTTTCAGGTCGCGAGAGAGCATACCCATAGAGAACTTCTTGATTGGGAACAATTGTCGTGAAACGGCTGAGAACTTTGCTCAACATGTGAATCAAACAGTCATACACAATGTCACACACATCGGTGATTTATCACCAGATACCGGCGAGTTTAGAACTGTTGCATTCGTTGACCCGTATCTTAGCACATCAGACCACGCTCGTGTTTTGTTATACGATGTAAAGCATGACCGTGAGTTCATTTCATTCCACGATATATACATGCAAGTCCAAACAGATGCTGATGCTTTAGCCATTGAAAATATGGATGTAGCAAATGGCAAATCATCTCAGATTTATGACCAGGGCAACAATGACCTCGGCGCAGAAACTGGTCTTAAAGATGGTGGATATTCAGCAAACACTACTCCTAAACAACCAAAGGTTCGGCAACAAACTGACCGCTCATCATTCATTGAAGGGGCATATTCTCACATAGACCGTGCGACACTGATGGGTGATAGAGTGGATGCCGTTGATGTAAATGCAAATGCTATGGGCGCGTGGATGCTAACTAATAATCACAATAAAAATTACATGCAAGGTGCTGTAGTTAATTCAATAACAGGTTTGCCGATTCGCACCAATGAATCTTCATGTTATACAGAAGCATCACAATTTTGGTTTGTTCAAGGGCTATATAGCCAAGCCAAAGAAGTGGCACATACAATGAAATTATTAGGCAAATATAAATCATATTCTAGCGACTACGCATCAGCAACAGGTAATGCTAACACAGCAATCAGGTTCTCTCAAACCACTATGGATACACCCGACGGAACAAGAGCCATACCTGCATTCTTATGTTTGAAAGGTATTCGTACTGCACCTATTAAACCAAGATACGGTGAAATTAAGATGATGCCACAGTGGACTGAAATGGAGTTCACCCGAAGACTGACAATTGACATGGGTGAAGTCGGTATCAAAGAAGGAATCACCAGCATACAAGCAGCAGCAGAAGAAGTTGTAAGACTCATCAACCAAGCAGGTGCGCCGAAAGGTCGTTCCAATGTACGCAGACCAATGGACCAATATGCAGGGCCTGACATTGACCAGAAAGACCCGTCTGCAAAACACATCAAAGCAGACTTCGCAGTCACTGGTTCAACACATGACCCTGCAGCATTTTGGGATAATGAAAGCAAAGTATCGTTTGATAGAGGTTCGCACATGGGATACCTCCGTGCCCATATTGGGCGTGTGGTTGAAGATGCCAGCGGTAATGAAGGATTCACAATTGTTGTTCACTCCACTGTTCCTGGTGCGACAGGTCGTAATTTCTGTGTATGGTTGGACAATAGCCGTGGTCAATCCATTTACAATCCTAAGTTCTTAATCGGACATGGTGGCAGGTTCCGCGATTTCTATTGCCAGCCCGAAGAAATGTGGGGTGAATGTATGCACCCTGCCCCAATGCCTATCAACAAACACGGGCGACCATTTGCACCAATCACAACACTACACGAATTGGTAGCGGATTCTAAACCCGCTAAGGGAACTGATGTAAATAGCCGCAAACTACCACCAGCACAGTTCACTACTGGTGGTGAAGGCGCTACCCCTAATCACGGTCAAGGTGGCGGCGGTTTTAGTTCTAACACAGTCCACACTGAATCTTCAACTCCAAACCAACAATCAGTCATACAAGGATTAAGAGTAGGAACTAACGCAATAGGGCGTATCAATTTTGGTGGTTTAACGGCTAGTGGGATACCTGGTTGGACACCAGATTTGGGAGCATGGGGATTCGGTGAATCAGGCCAAGATAACAGAGCGCATTCAATTTACCAACAATTACCAGCGTTAACTGAAACTACTCCACATGTTCCGATGAGTGAAAAATACGATGTAGGAGATGGTGAACTATATGCATTTGAGTTCCAAGACCACTTAGGCAAAACATATCGTATCCGTGTTATTTACAAACAGTATGGTGAAGTGTTCGCAAACAACCTGACCAACATACCAGCCACATTAGAAAATGAAATTGTCATATGGGTTGATGACCGAGATGTAGGTCAAGGCGGATTCACAATAGGCAAACATATGAAAGGTACTGGCGATATTGGTGGCAGAATCAAGACCGCCGAGGAATGGTTAAACAAAGCAGGTGCAAACAGCGCCCACGCTGGTGTCGCAGCAAATATCAATCTAGGTTCAATTTCTAACGAACAGTATTGTGGGAACAGATGGAATACCGTAAAAGCACACCAAGCAGCATGGGCTGTATCATTGGTAAAACCAACAGGAACAACTGGTGATTTAGTATTAGCATCAGGTACCACTGCGAATAGTTTTGGAAGACTCAACCTAGGAATATGGCACGACATACCGCTAACTGGTGACGCACTAGGACATATGGGATTCCCTAAAACAAACGGTGTGATACAGATTTCACATGGGGTCACAGCCACTAAGCATTTAATATCAAAATCAGGAACATATGTATCATACACTCACCGCACTACAATGCCAGTTGCGGGTGACGCTTATAGCACAAAGCATACATTCTATGGATGTATAAACATCCCTACTGATTTAACAGGATGGTCAACTGCTCAGATAGGACCTCTCGCAAATAACGACCCACTAGCACCTGTGTGTATTTCAGCAAGACCTAACTGGACTTGCTTGTTGACTGACGAGGTTTTAGCAGCGGCGGTTGAACACGCTATCAATTTAGAAGACCCAAACAGTGATAATATAGATGAGACATCATTTGATTGCACAACCATGTATGCATCAGATGGTCGCACATTAGGTGAGTGGGGGGTAGCACCGACTGCTATTCGGGTTCAAGCATACAACCAAGAAAACAATGTTCCATCATTGAGCAAACTATTTTCAGTTAACCGTGAAACAGATTGGGGGATGTTGGATGCTCATATTGTTGGCCACGCTGATATGATACCATCAACACATAAGAATCTCGCACAGGTTGGCACACTGAATTATATTGACCCCCAAAACATGTTAGCAACAAGAGCCGATGCAGCAGCGTTAGCCGCCGGTAATGGTATATTCAATTCAGTGATAGATGCAGGTATATCCGTACCATGCGGATACATCCCACGCACTGTATTACACATCAGCACCAAATATGTTGGTAGCAATTCTAACACTGCCACACCAAGACTCGTCAATTCCCGCAACAACCCAGTTGACACCACAGCATGGGAACAGAACCTTAGAGGGGTGACATACCGATACACACCAGGAGATACTATTTCACCTCAAGGTTCTAACCCAACCATAGATGCTATCAGCATGACCGATGGCACAGTCAGTTTAAGAAAATGGACAATTGGATTCCAAAACACAGCAATCGGAACGGGGCATGGGTTGACTCAGTTATTCCAATTCGGACCTATTGGGCGTTGTAAGGGTGAACTCAACCAAGTGACAGCAAACCAACGAATGTTCTTCAACGGGTCAGTTCAAGGTGAAGATGCATCATATGTTGAAGCACACACTATATGGTCAAACAATGGTGACTGGGCAAAGGTTGTACCATTCGCATATAATTATACTGACGGTCAAGCAGCGTTCACATTCGTGCCAGCAAGTGGTCTATACGGAAGACAATACCACCATGCATTCAGCAGATTACCTGACAGTTCTCACGCAGTAGTATCTACATCAATAACTAACAGTGAATCATTCAAAGACGCTAAAGGGTGGTCAACAATGGGAACGAACTTCTTAATCCAAAAATGGCCAAACAAGCCTGAGTTAGAAGGCATACGATACGCTGCTTCAAACTTCGGAGCAAAACCATTCCTATACTTTAGAGGTGGAAAAAACAGTGATGACCATTCTGTGCCATTGTATTTTGGTGGTGGTTTTAGCGGTGCAGTTATTGACATCAACGACGGAACACAAAATGATTACACTGAGTTCTATACCCACCCATATTCTGCAGGACCTACAGGCACTGCTGGTATCCAAAATGCCAATGAAATCATGGGTTCACATGCTCTTTTAGATACCACTGCAATCTTAGCAATGTTCCCTGGAACTGGTCATTTAGACCAACACAAAGGGCAAGTGGTTTCACCACTACACAATCAAGACCTCGTACTCCCATATGACATGGAAGGGGGAACTGGACAAAATCACATCCCTACAACATCTGATGCTACGCTGTATCAAGGTGGCGGGAGTGCTGCTACTAAAGTGCATCAAACTCAACCATCACCAGTCATTTTGAGATTCGCTCATACACACGCACGCCATCGTGACGCTACACCAGACTCAGGTTCATTACTTGATTCTGAGAATCAAACTACATTTGTTATATTCGGCCCTGGTCAATCAATACCACATTACTTCGGACCTGAAAAAAGCAACGGGTCAATCGCTGTAATGCAAGAACCATCTGTCGCAGTCAGTCTTAGTGCGCTGTGGTCATCTGTTATGGATAGGTCAGTAGTTGGTGCATCACTCGGCGCACCATTCTTAGGTGGTGGTGCTGCTGTAGCAGTACCAGGATACCCGTCAGGATTGATGAGCGC